TTTGAGATATGCAGATATAGCTATAACGTCGCTACACATACTGGCTACACGTGATTTAGGTCTCAGCATGAAGCCTTTTGTTTGTAGCTCTGCACACTTCAATGCTCTGACTAACTCGTAGTCCAGACGCATCTTCTCTTCTTGTCTTGCAGCAATGGAGAGACAACGTTGTAATCCTCTACGGTCCAAAGGGACCATAAAGTTAACTTGTGCTCCCCAGTTCTCAGCTACGGTATATGTTTGTTGAACCATATTTTCGTCAAATGGCTTTGTATGATTTCCCATATAGAATGGTGAGAAAGTCATAGTTGATCCATTACACGAAATGTTAGGTCCGTAGTGCTGTCTCGACGGCGCACCATTGTTCTGGAATTGCACCGCTTGATTTGTTACATTTCCTGTCGCAGCAGCTACTGGATTGGAGACATTATTCGTCTCATCTTCTGCACGTACTGGTGCTACTGAGAGAATACTGATAAGGAGACCGTAGTAGACGAGGTATCTATTTCTCTGTCTATTACTTCGACTGAGAGCACCTGACTGGCTGCTCTTGATACCACTTCTAGTGAGAAGGGATCTCCAGCCGTGTGTAAGGTGTAGATTGAGTCTGAGTCGGCTAAACCTCCTGAAGAAGCTGAAGTATGAGTTATGTTTTCTCCACTCCACTTGTTCAGGGCTGAACCATAGGTGGTCGTCGTTATTTCCTCCACGATTTCTTGAGTAGTCGTGGTTGTACTGTTCATCGAACCCTGAGTGAAGTTTGGGGTTACTAATTCTGCTCTTGCTGCTGTGGGTGACAACAGAGCTAAGAGTAATAGCCATTTCTTCATTGTTTTGCTGTTGAATTTCCGTTCTTTTTTCCGTTACCGTTACCAGTAGTTAAGCCAAATGTTGCAAGGGCTCCAGTGAAAATACTGGCAGGGAACGTGATATCCCCACCTGGACTTTTCTTTATCATAGGTATTTCTACGTAATTCAATGTAATGATAAATCCACTCCAAACCACAACTCCAAGCCGGACAAATGTTCCAAGAATTTGTATTTGGTGTTCTTGATCTTCTGCGGCATCTTTTAATTTACCGAAGAATCCTTTTTCTTCTTTCGCTTTTGCTTCCATTTATCAATTTTACTTTGTAGTTGTTTTTGAACTTTCTTTTTAATTGGTTCAAATAAAGATGAAGTTATAGATGTAGTAGCTACAGCCACAACAGCAGTAGAAACAGCAGTTACTACAACCGCTGTCTCAGGTACTGGCATCTTTATATCTAAAACTGGAATCTTTAAACTGGGTGGTTCTGGTTGTTCTGTTGACTCTGCTTTAACATCTTCAGGTGCCTCCAGATCACTCGGAGGTATAACCATTGGTTTATACGACGGTATCCGAGCTGTAGGAGGTCTGAAGTAAAGAGCATCAGGTTTAGGTAGTGTTGCTCTAGGTAGATGTAAATTAATACTTAGACTTACCTAAAGTTACGGCAGCGTCTTTTGTTGTAAAGTCTTCACTACCCCAAATGCTAGTTGTACCGTCTTCTTTCTTGTAGGCTTTGATAATTTCCAAGTGATCCACGTTACGTTTCAGCGTAGCCTTGTCCTCATCAGTAATTGTTGATTGAGCAGCTATTGAATTAATAAGTGTAACGCTATGTTCGCCGTGAGCAAAGATAGTCGCTACTTCGTCTGCAGTTCTTTCAGCCATGATTAAGATTCCTCTTCTGTAGTTGTTTCAGTTTCAGTTTCTTCCTGAGCTAGTTCTTCTAATATTTTTAGTGAACCATTGATCTCATTAATGCGGATAATGAGTTGATTTCTTTCGCCTATTAAGTTTTGAGCTTTGGTTGTTAAATTGTTCATTAAGATGGTTTTGGATAATCTGATTTAATTTTTGCTACATGGTCTTTCCATGTTGTTGTACCGTTTACAGCGTCCCAGTATTGCATGTCTAACTGGTCGCCTATAGAAGCAAAAGCTTTTGCACGATCTGTTTTGTATTTGATTGATGCAACTTCTGTATTTAATGTTGTACGTGCTGCATCTATATCTGATTGTATTAAAGTAATTTTATTATTATCTTTGTCAAAAGCACCTTTACTGTCATCAATAACGACAACACTAGGATATGCTTTTCTAATCGCTTCGTGATCTAGTATCATTATACTACCTCCATTAATGTAAGTGTTGTCGCTGCTCTTGGTGTGTAAGATGCATCAGTCTCGTCGGATGCTCGATTAACGTAAGCAGTATGACTACCACTTCCAAATAAAGCACATACTCTTATACGGTAAGTAATTGCAGTTCCTGCGGTATTACTTGTTGAATCTAAATATTCTAGTTTTAAATTAGTATTTACTGTTGTATGAGGACTTGCTGATGCTGCTGCCATTCTAGTTCTATTACTAGATGCGTCTCCACGATAAGCAGTGATAGTTGAATCTCTTACTAAGATTGCTCCAATGTTAGCTTCTGATGAGTCAGAACCTGCAACCACACTTCCAGTAATTAAAATTTTACTACTTGAACTTTTTGGAGTTATTGTACAAGTTATGACATCACCTGAATAGGCACCAGAGCCTAAACTAGATTCAGAGAATGTATCTGTTTTAAGTGTTTGTACAACTTGGAGAACACCACCAGGAGATTCCCAACCACAGTCTCCGTTGGCATCAACAGTTAATACATAATTATCAGTAGCTGTCGTGTCTTTTAAGCTAAAGTTAAGTCCAGGTATTCTAAACTTGCTAATTGTAGTATCACCTATCGTTACTTCATTAGATGCATCTACAGCACTAGAATCAGCACCTTTACCTATAACAATATTATTATCACCTGTTGTTATATTATCTCCTGCTTGATAACCTATTAAAGTGTTATAGTCTCCAGTCGTAATGTTGTATCCTGCGTGATATCCCAAGATTGCACTTCCATCTGCGGTAGTAGTTTTCATAAAAGCTTGATACCCAACTACTGCATTGTTGCTACTAGTTCCACCAGCATTACCATCAGCAGCAATCTCTCCTCCAACAAAAGTATTAAATGATGAATCAGCGAAATCACTACGCCACATTGTTCGACGACCAATGGCTACATTATTTCTTCCAGTTGTAATACCTGAACCTGAAATATCACCTATAAAGCAATTCTCTGTACCAGTAGTAATAGCACTTCCAGCTTTCCAACCTATAGCTAATACTCTTCCAGCGGTTGTAGCTGCAAGACCTGCTTGATAACCAATGCATGTATTCTCTGTAGCTGTGGTATTAGCCTTTAAAGCTTCATAACCAACGGCTGTGTTATTGCTGACCGTATTGGCAAGTAAAGCGAATTTTCCAATGGAAACGTTACCTGTACCTGTTACATTATAAGCACTAGCGTAATAACCTAAAGCTGTATTGCCAGTTGCAGTTGTATTAGCATTTAAAACATAGTGACCAACACCTGTATTCTCTTGACCAGAAGTATTAGCAGCTAAAGCTTGTGCTCCAACAGCAGTATTATTAGCTTGTGTGTTCTGAGCTAAAGCACTAGATCCTACAGCAGTATTACCATGTGTAGTTTCAATTACTTTTAAACTATTCTGACCTACTGCAGTATTACTTGAGCCTGAAGTATTTTGTCTTAACGCATCCGATCCAAACGCTGTATTTCCTGTTGCTGTATTAGCGTTTAAAGCATAAGCTCCAACAGCAGTGTTGTCACTTGTTGTGGTAGTAGCGTATAAAGCACGATAACCAACAGCTACATTTGTAGAACCTGTTGTGTTTGAAATCAATGCTGAATGACCAATGCCTACGTTATTACTAGCTGAAGTGTTATATTGTAAAGCTCTTCTACCTACCGCTACATTGTTTCCTCCTGAAGTATTGTTTTGAAGAGCCTCTTCTCCAAAACCAGAGTTATCTGCACCTGTTGTCGCTTGACCAGCAAGAGAACCAAAGAAAGAGTTATTACCTTGATTTGTAATAGATTTACCAGCTTGATTACCGAATAGTGTTGTATGGTCTCCAGTAGTAAAAGAATCTCCAGCTAAGTAACCAGCAAAGGTATTATTTCCACTGTCATTAGCACTGTTTGCACTTTCTAAACTTACATACTGCTGACCAGTACCTGGTCCACCTCCAGCAGCAGCTTCCCATCCGGCGTCTCCATTAGCATCTACTGTTAAGACGTAGTTGTCAGTAGCTGTACTATCTTTGATTGAAAAGTTAAGTCCTGGAACTCTGAATTTGGTGATTGAACTATTACCAAGAGTTATTTCATTGTCTACTGTTGCTGAACTAGGTTCTGCTGTTGATCCAATTACTATATTATTATCACCTGTTGTTAAGGTATCTCCAGTTTTCCAACCAACGCATACGTTAGATGCTCCTGAAGTTATCTCTTTACAAGCTTCACTACCTACAAGAGTGTTTTTCGCACCAGTTGTTTTTAAACCAGCTTCGAATCCTACTGCAACACATCCATCATTTGTTGTAAGAGCAGTTAAAGCATTGTAACCAAGGGCTACACTTTCTTTACCTGAAGTTATCGCATCACCTGCTGCATAACCAATAGCTGTATTCTTATCACCTGTAGATGATTTAAGAGCTGAATGACCTACAGCTACATTGCTAGAACCAGTACCATTTCTAAAAGCATCAGCACCTAAAGCCGTATTATCTCCTGAAGTTGTTACTGTACTTGCACACCGATTTCCTACAAAAGTATTTCCAGAAGCAGTAGTATTTGCTTTTCCAGCGTCATAACCAACAGTAGTATTATCACTTCCAGTTGTATTAGCTAATAAAGCATCCTTACCAATGGCTGTGTTATAACTTGTTGTGTTCCAAAATAAAGCTTGATGTCCAAGAGCCGTGTTACTAGCTCCAGTAGAATTAAACCTTAAAGCATCTGTTCCAACAGCCGTGTTGAAAGAAGAAGTTGTTGTTGCTTGACCTGCTAAAGAACCTACGAAAACGTTTTGATCTCCAGTGGATACAGCTTTTCCAGCATCAGCACCATAAAATGTATTTTCATTAGCACCGCTAGCTAAAGCGTTACCTGCTCTGTAACCTCCATATGTGTTATATCCACTATCACTAGCACTACCACTACTATTCTTGGCTTTAACATACATTTCACCAGTAGACGTTCCACCTCCAGCGGCTGCTTCCCAACCTGCGTCACCGTTAGCGTCAACGGTTAAGACATAATTATCAGTTGCTGTAGAATCTTTAATTGAGAAATTCAGACCAGGGACTCTGAACTTAGTAACAGACGCATTACCTAAAGTGATCTCATTAGTAACACTGGTAGATGATGGAGCTGCACCATATCCGAGCATAGTGTTATTTGTACCTGTAATGGCACCAGCACCACTAGATGCTCCCAGTGCAGTATTGTTAGCACCTGTACTACTTGATAAAGCACTATTTCCTACAGCAGTACAATTTGCTCCTGTATTGGAATAAAGAGAATAATATCCAACCGATGTATTGCCTGAAGATGTACTATTAGTTCTTCCTGCTGAAAATCCTAAATAGGTATTAGTTGTTCCAGTAGTGTTGGTAGTACCTGCATAAGAACCTACTGCTGTTAAGCCTCCTGCTGTTGTAGTTGCTTTTAATGCTTCAAAACCAATTGCTGTTATATAACCCCTAGTAGGATTCAATGCACCTGCATCTGTTGCCGAAATAGCTGAATTATATCCTACAGCTACACAACCTGAATTGGCTGTAGTCTCAGATAAAGATCTCCACCCAACTGCGGTATTATAATTACCACTTACGCAATCTTGTAAAGATCTATGACCTAATGCAACGTTATACTGACCACTATTGTTCAACTCTAATGCTTTATGACCGATTGCAAGTAAACCTGTGTCAACAGTATCTTCTGTTTTTAATGCGTCAGTTCCAATAGCAATATTTTTATCACCTGTTGTTATTGCCGTACCAGCATTGTTTCCGAATAAAATGTTATCTGTCGCATCTGTACCACTAAAAGAGTCACCAGCATTAGTACCTGCTACTATGTTACCTTGAGAATCGGCACTAAGACCACCAGAAGCAGCAGCCCATTTAACACCAGTAGCTTCACCAGAGTCAGCTGTTAAAACATAATCATTAGTTCCTACAGCTAAAGCAGTTGGATCACCTGAACCATCTCCTATTAATAATTCACCCTTAACATCAAGGTCAGAGTTCATCACGGCTCCAGCCGTATTGACGTTAGTTGCATTTACTGTTGCATCTGAACCATCTGCACCTGCTGGTCCTTGTGGACCTGTAGCACCCGTAGCACCTGCAGCTCCTGCCGCACCAGTGTTACCTGTTGCACCTTGTGGTCCTGCTGGTCCTG